CCACTAGAGAAAGAATGATTAGAAGGTTTGAAGCAGAAGGTTGGGATGCTAAACCCAATTTTGGTGGTGGTATTACTGCTATTAAAAAAACAACAATGGAAGAAGCTAAATTCATGTCTGGTTTACTATCAGGTAAAGATTTTATTAACGCTAAATTAAGAAATTATCCTAAAGCTATAGCTAAAGTGAATCAATTAATTGATATGATTGGTGAATCTAGATTTACAATAGAAATGGCTGAATGGATTTTTGATTTCTTTAATAATGCTTCATTTGAAAGCCCAGTTAATGAAGCAGAAGAAGAAGATAAAGTAGATACTATTACAATGGATGTTCCTTTGTTTATTCGTATGTTAGAATATTCAAGAGAAGATGCTGCTGAAGATATGGATTTACATGATATCACAGAAAAAGCAATTTCTTTAAATAAAGAAAAAGGTATTTTATCTATGGAAGATTATGATACTATTGTAGGTGCTACTGAAGAAATTGAAGAAGGATTTTATGGAAGAGGAGATAAAAGAAGAGGTTTACAAAATCAGTCAAAACTATCTTCTGCGGAATATCAAATAGCTAAAAAATTAAAATCTTTTAAAGCGAGTGATTGGAAATGGAATGCGGATGAAGATTTATATAATAAAGTAACTGAAGCTACAGACTACATGAAACGTAGACAAGCCCAAGATGATTACGCTGTTAATAAAAAAGACAAACCTAAAAAATCATCAAACCCAAATCCTTCAGGTAAAACGGATTATATGAAACGTAGGGAAAAAGAATTAGCTGAGACTATTCTCGCTAAGTTAAAAAAATAACATATTTATCACATATATATTATGACTAAATTTAATTTAAAAGAACATATAGCTAAAAATAAAGCTACATTCTTTGGCTCATTAACTGAGGGTCAATTCTCTTGGATGACTCAAGATACAGGACAACAAATTGGATCTGAAGAAGAAAACATGATTCCTGTCTACATGTTTGATGATAAAGGCAAGTACTATTATGAACCAAATTATGATGGATATGGTGTATTTGGTGGTATGGATTACTATGAATTACTAGACCAAATGAATGGCGGTTCAGGTGATAGAAGTAGAGGTATTGATTTAGCTTTTAATAAAGAAGAAACCTCAACACCTATATTATTCCCTGCTTTAATTACTAGACCTAGTGAGTTTGATTACACAACTCATGATTTTACTCAAGAAGCAAAACACGATCCTAATCAATCTTGGTATGCTGCTGAAGAAGATGAAGATTTTATTGATCAAAATGATGAAGAGGTATATGGATATGATGATGATGAAGAAGAATTAGAAGAAGGATATATGGGTCAATTTTATGCTCCTGAGTATCTAGAACAAAAATATGGTAAGGAAATGGCTGATAAAATAACAGCTGAAATTGAGGAAATGGATGAAAATTCTTATGACAGATTTACTGAATTTACTACTGCTAAAGAAGTTGAAGACTACATTTCAGATATTAAAGATATGTTAAATTTAAATGAAGTAAAAACTACAAATACAAAAATGAAAAAATCAGAATTAACAGCTAAAATTAGAGAAATGGTTTTAGCAGAAGCAAATGCTCCTATTAATATGGTGACTACTATGGATGGAAAAACTGTAGTTGGTACTCACCAATATGGAGTTGGATTTAAAAGCAATGAAGCTGGTCAAAAGATGGGCTTTAAAGATAATCCTACAAGCATACCTAATGGCACTAAAATGTCTTCATCTAAAGAGGATATGAACGAAGATACTTACGCTCCAACTCCAGAAACAGATTTCTTAGCCGAATTAGAAGGCATGTTAGATGATAAAAATGGTTTAACTGATCTTCAACAATATGTTTATGATTTTGAATCTAAGGTAAGTGATGAAAGAGATGAAGAAGAAGAACAAGAGTTTTTAGATGCTATTAAACAATTAAAAACACCACAAGATGTTTATGATTATTATGCTTATGATAGAGGTTGGGAAGGTTCTGATCTAGATAATATATTCAAACAAGTAAAAACAAAATTTAAAAATTTAATTACAACAGATGATTTAACTCCTTTTCAAAGAGCAAGATACAGCTATACAAAAGAAAGATTTGGAAATGATGAAGCTAGAAAATCTTTAGATATAATTAAAACATTTAATACTCAGGAAGAGTTTAATGCTTGGAGAGATAAAAAAATTAAAGATGAAAATGACTTAAATAAAGCTAAAAGGGCTAAAGAAGGCACTACTTTAAAAGAAGTTAAAGATGATGAAAATGGTTTAACTCCTCTTCAAAAATACGTTTACAACTATGAAAAAGATATAAGTGGTGAAGATGAAGCACAACAATTTTTAGATGATATTAAAAAACTTAACACTCCTGATGATGTTTATGATTATTATGCTTATGATAGAGACTGGGAAGGTTCTATGGATGATGATTTAGATAATATCTTCAGACAAGTAAGCAAAAAATTTAAAAATGTAAGTGAAGCTAAAAAAGACAAAGAAACAAATACTGAAGAAGTTACAGACGATGTAACAGATGGTGAAGAAACAGTAGACGTAACTGATGATTTTTCTATGGAAGAACCTCAAGGTCCAGGTAAAATTGATGTCACTCAAAACGCAAACGCAGATTTAACAGGTACTAAAAAAGACGTTCAAGACAATTTAGAAGCAGCTTTAGAAGCCGCTAGAGCTTTAGGTGACGAAAAATTAGCTACTCAAGTTGGTAACACAATTACTTTCTTTAATAAGCAGCATGTTGTTAAAGACACTACTGTAGCTGAGAATATAAAAGAAATTTTATTACTTCAAAAACGAGCTGGTATTATTACAGAAACTCAATATAAACAAAAATTAAATGAAATTTCAGAGGATGAAGATGAAGTGCCTTTAACTTCAAAAGTAAAATCTTTTATTAATAAAGCTATAGCTGATTCTAAAAAAGATGGAGAATTTGAAGAATTAAAAAAAGCCGATTGGTTTGAAAATGAATTAATTGATGAACTTATTGATTTATTCCCAAACAAAGATTATGACAGTGCTTCATCAGAAGTAATAGATTATATTAAAGATAAAATAAAATAAAAGTATATGAACACACAAGAATTAGCAGAAAAAATCGAGTTATTATTTGAAGAGTTTAAGGCAGAACATGCTAAAACTACTAAAGCAGCTCATGGTCGTGCCCGTAAGGCATTAGGTGAAATCAAGAAATTGGTTACTGAGTACCGTAAAGCTTCTATCGACGAAGATAAAAAATAATAATTATGCTTAACGAGCGTCACCTTACCAAAACCGAACTAGAGAAAATTCCAAAAATTCTTAAAAATCTTAAAAAAGAAAAACGTTCTTTAGTTAAACGTTATGGTAAGGACGCTGAAGCAGTTATGTATGGAAGAGCTATTAACATAGCTAAAAAACAAGCCGAATCAATGAACCAACAAAAACTAAAAGAACTCGTTAGAAAAACCTTACAACAGGAATCTAATTCTAAACCTATTACAATGGATGAAACTGGACTTTTTGATAATCTTTTTACTAAAAGAAAAGAAGAATTAAAAAAGAAAGGTATCATTGATAGTAATGACTTAATGCACCAGTTTAAGACGAAAAAAACTTTAGAAAATATAAATAAAAAATTATTATTATATGATTTAATTTTTTCAGAAGGATTTAGTCTTGAAGAGCGAAAAAATTATGATTATAATTTAATTAAATATTTTGAAACTCCTCAATTCACAGTTGAAGATATTCAATCATATATTTCTCCTTCAAAAAATTATATAAGTCTTAGAGATGCTATAAAAGGTTTACTTGAAACTTATGAAGATTATAGATCTGAGATGGGTGAAGGTAAAAATCCTAAAAAAGCTACAAAAGATTATGATGGAGATGGTGAAATAGAATCATCTGAAGAAGAATATAAAGGTGTTAAAGATAAAGCTATTAAAAAAGCAAAAGGTGTTAAAGAAGGATATTATGGTACTACTAATGTAGAATCATATATTGAGGCTATTGGATATGATTCATTTGAAGATTTTTTTGAAAATAATCCTGGAGGTGAAGAAGCTTTAATAAGTTGGATTGAAAGCGTTCCTGATTTTAGAGAAACACTTACAAATTTAGACATACTTAAAGAAGATCTTGACTTAGGTCATGAAGATGACGAACCACATATGATTAAAGCTGAATTATATCGTATTGGAAAATACGCTATGGAATTATACCAAATGGTGGATGGATTTGAAGGTAAAGGTGAGGTTGATTTTCCTGCTTGGTGGCAGTCAAAAATTACTAAAGCCCAAGAAATGATGGTATCAGCTAAACATTACTTAGACTTTGAATTAAAAGAACCAGCTATTGATGCTATGGTAGGTGTGGCTAGTGCTGAAGATATGATAGACAATGAAGCTCCAATGATGGAAGGTGAAGTAACTAAAGTAGATAAATTAGCAGCTAAAATTGCTAAAGCTTTAAAAGACCCAAAAAACAAATCAGCTGAGGATCAAAATAATATCAAACAAGCTAGAAAAGCTATGAATGATGATAAAATTGAAACTGCTGAAAAAATAGCTAAACCTTATATTGATGAGGATGTAGTGCCTGGCTCTAATATTAGAAAGGATAGTAAAGGTAAATGGAGAGTTTTATCTGGTAAAACAGGTAAAATGTGGCCTCAAACTTATAATTCTAAAAAAGACGCTGAAGATGCTTTACAAGCTTATCATGCTAATAAATAAAAAATGACTAAAGACGAACTAAAAGAGAAGATCAAAGTATTTGTACAACAAGTATATAAGCCTAAAACATTAAAGGCTCAGGACACAATCTCTTTAGACGCTCCTAAGTTTCCTGTATTACAAAAATTCCCTGAACTTAAAGATATTATTGTTAATTTATTAACAGACCAATATGAGATTTTTGTAACAGATATTCAGTGGGTCGCTCCTAAACCAACAACTTTTAGAATTATACTTGGAAATGGAGAACCTTTTATGTTAACTTATTCTCCAAGAAGTTGGGTAGCACAAATTGAAGGTAAAAAATATTACTTATTAAATTTAAGTGAAGAAGAATCAGCTACAGAAGCTATTGCTCGTGTTTTAGCTTATGGTATGACTGAAGAAAAAACAGAACCAGGAGCTGAAGGTGAAACAGCAGAAACACCTACCGAAGAACCAGCAGCAGAAGAAGATACAACAGCTGAAGCTTAATTATGAATATATCTAGAGAACATATTGCTTTTACTTTAGGTATTCCTATTCCTCTTAATGAATCAGTTAATGTAAATGAATCTTTAAGATTACGTATTATTCACGAACAATTAATATATGAATCATTTTTAGATTCAATTAAAACCTTTGCTAAAGAAAAATTTAATCAAGTAATAACAACTATTAAAGATTGGAAAGACGCAGCTGTTGTTATGGGTAAGGTATTGTCTAATGGAGATTTACTAAATGATTTTTTAAAACCATTAGAAAGAAGAGTAGAAAAATTAATTCAACCACTTACAGATTTTCTTAAAAAAATTAAATTAGATTCTTTTATTGAAAAAATTAAACAATTTATAGATAAAATTAAATCCTTACAAGGTTGGAAAAAATTTATGGCCTTAGTTACAGCAGGAAGTATAATAACTTTTATTATAGAAAAATTAAAATCTTTAGCTCCTGATGCTGTTAAAGATTTTTTAACAAAATACTTTTCACCTACATTCGTAACAGACGTTTTAGGGAAATTAACAGATTTTCAATCGTATTTAGGATTTTTACAACCTATTGTAAAAGGAGTTGAAATTATATTTAATTTTTTAAAACCATTAATAGAAGCATTTGCTGTCGCTCTTAAATCTGGAGGGAAATTAGCAACAAAATTAATAAAAGAAAACAAAATGAAAAAATCAGACTTAAAAAAATTAATTAAAGAACAAATATTAAACGAGTTAGAAACTGGGAAACCTGAAGTAGTTACTTTAAGTAAATATTTAGCCACAGCTGGTAAAACTGCTTTAAGTAGTATAAATGATATCAATGAATTAGAATCTGTTTTAAACATGATTTTTGATGGTATGAATACTACTTTAAAATCTAGTTCTAAATTAACTCCACTTTTAAATAAACTTAAAACAAAATTCAAATAAAATGGATGCCCTAGATCTGTTTTTTAAAAAATACAGTTACAAATTTGATAAGGGATATCCTGATATCAGTAATCCTAAGGACAAAAGATTATTGTTTGAATTAATAGGAAATATTACTGGTGATAAAAATATTAATGAAGCTCAATCTGATTATGATCAAAGGATACGTAAAGCTTTAGGTTTACAAGAAAATGAATCAATTCCAACTTGTAAAACTTCTTTAACTTTAGGTACTGATTTTAATTTAGAAGGTGAAGATGAAGGTATTTGGTCTAAATTATATCCTATTTTACCATTAAAAAAAGACAGTGATGTTCCAACAGCGGGAGCTGGTAAAGGAGAAATAGCTACTTATTGGGCTTTTGAATATAATGCTAAACCACACACTGTAACTGACTCAAGAAAAGGTGAAGACCCGGATTTAACTATTGATGGGTATGGATGTGAAATTAAATCATATGATACATCAAATATTACTTTAGGTAAATTTGCTAATGATAAAGAAAATGTAGCTTTACTAAATAAAGTATTTGGTATTTTAACATTATTTAGTGAGTTTGATGAAACAAAACAAATCACAATCAATCCAGGTAACTTTAAAGCTAGAGATATTGTTCCTGCTTTTTCTATTATGGCTAGTCTTGAAAAAAATAAAGCATTAAGAGATGTAGAAATGTTTAAACCTTTATATTCTCGTATTGATTCATTATATGCTAAATTAGGTTTATCATCTGATGCTACTGCTGAAGAAGGTGCTGCTAAACTTTTAAAAAGAATACTAAAAACTAAACTTCTTAAAAAACCAAGAATGGGTAAAGAAATAGGATTTATATTAAACGTAAGTGAAACAGGACAAGGTAAATTTTATACTATAAATGATGCTATAGTGGATGCTATAGATGATGAAAGAATATTAAATGGTGTTTATGTTTCTTCATCAGAGTTAGGAATGAATTTTCCTAAATTATTTAAGTAATATTTATAACTATGAATTTAAAACAGTTAATTAGGGAAACTTTAGAAAATAAGGATTGTTGTACAGCGACAAAGCCAACTAAAGCGCCTATATTAAACGAAAGTGTTGCTCCGCGAGAGATATTGTCTGAGGGATTAAAGTACCATATAGACAATAAAAAACCGCTTACTGAGCATGTATACCGCGCTGGTTCATCAAATTATTTTAATTTATGGGCTGAAGCGAGAACATTATACACTCGTGGTATTTTAGATTTTTCAGGTGATGATTTAGCTATATTAACCGAAACACATTTAGGTGAATTTGGTATTTATGAAGATAAAAAAGTTCCATTAGATTTCATAATGGAAGATATGGAACTAGAAGAAGAAAAAAAAGACCCACCAATTGGTAAACCAAAACGTGGTGGAGCTAAAAAGTTTTATGTTTATGTAAAAGATAAAGGTAAAATTAAAAAAGTATCCTTTGGTGATACTTCAGGCTTATCAGCTAAAATAAATAATTCAAAAGCAAGAGCTGCTTTTTCTAAAAGACATGATTGTCCTAACAAAAAAGATAGAACTAAAGCATCTTATTGGTCTTGTCGTTTACCTCGCTACGCTAAATTATTAGGATTAAAGTCAAACTTTTCAGGATTTTGGTAATGGAAGATAAATTAAAAAAACTTATTAAAGAAATAATTACTGAAAAAAAACTTTGTAAAAAAGGCGAAGCATATCGTCAAAGAAGAATGAAACCTAAATCTAAAGGAGGCGGAGGTGAAAAACATTCAGCTTATCTTTCAGGTAGAGCCGCTAAAGTATGTAAGGGACAAATTGATGAAGAACAATTAAAAAAAATAATTCAAGAAAGTCTTCGTGATTGGTTTAAGGAAAAATGGGTTCGTATAGATACACAAGGTAATATAACTGGTGATTGTGGTACTATGAAAAAAGGTAAAGCTACAACTCGTTGTTTACCCCAAGCAAAAGCTCAATCTTTATCCCAATCTGAAAGAAGATCAACAGTTGCTAAAAAGATAGCTGGGGGTAAAAAAGGAAAACAATTTGTGAAAAATACTAAAAAAGCACAATAAGCCAAATGATTAAATTTCAAGATATATTAAACGAAGCAAAAAAAGTTAAAGAAACTTTTGAAGAGTTTGCTAAAACTAGAGGTGAAGGTGCATCTAAAATAGCAGATACAGCTCAATCAAAAGGTGGTTTAGCTATGTTAACTTATAATCATTTTAAAGTTAAAGCTCCTTACTATGATAAAGCATCAAAAGGTAAATTTGATGAAAAAAAGGCTAAACAAGAATTTAATCAAACCTTAGGAAAAATATCTCTTAATATGTCTCCTGTAGATTTTCAAAGAGAAGTTGGTCGTTTAGAGGTTTTAGGTGAACTTTTAATTAGAAATAAAAAATGATCAATTTATTAGATATACTAAGTGAGGCAGAGGTAGCAAAATGCCCTGCACCAACTCAAAATATTGAACTTAATCTCCAGAATAGACAGAAGGCAATTAATGAGTATGGATATGGTCCCTTAAATCCTAATCAACCAAATAATAAATTCTGGCAGGCTAAAGCAGATATGTGGAAGCTTGATTCTGTAAAAGAAGCTAAAACATCTCGTTGTGGTAATTGCGCTGCTTTTGATGTTACAACTAAAACATTAGATTGTATAGCTAAAGGGATTGGTGATGATGAAGGTACTGAAGATCCATTTGATGTTATTGAAGCAGGCCAATTAGGATACTGCAGGTTTTTAAAATTTAAATGTGCTGCGGCTCGAACTTGTGATGCTTGGGTTGTAGGTGGTCCTATCACAAATGACAAAGCCGTATAAAGATTTAGAGGTTACAGACAAATACATTATTAGGGAATTTGATGAAAACATTGACCCTATAGAGCTAATGTGGCATCGTGATGATGAAGATAGAACAATTGAAATTATTGAACCAGGTAAAGGATGGAAATTCCAGTTTGAAAATGAATTACCTTGGAATTTGGAACCTAACCTTTTGATATGTATATTAAGACATGAGTGGCACCGAGTTATAAAAGGCGAAGGAAAACTTGTAATTAAAATAAATAAAGACTGATTCATAGCCAGTCGCTCGCAAGAGTCTAATATATGGCAGCTGTGGCGCCCCTAAAAAGGTGCCATCTTTAATTTGGCTTTTAGTGTAAAGTATGATATATTAACAAATGAACATGAATAAGAAAATTGTAATTGTAGGAGCAGGTGTAGCAGGTGTTAATGCCGCTACTAAATTAGTTGACAATGGTTATCCAGGCAAAAACATTACTATCATTGACATGGGTAATGATCCTTACAACCGAAAACCAGAAGAAGTAATGACAGGTTTTCTAGGTGCTGGAGGTTGGTCTGATGGTAAATTGACTTACCATACAGCAATTGGAGGTCAACTTTCAAAGTATGTTGGTGAAAAGAAAGCAATGGAATTAATGGATGAAGTTATTAATAACTTTAAACGATTTCACCCTAAACCTGAAGAAGTACAATGTTCAAATCCAGTAGAAGAACCAGACTTTATTAAACCATATTTTGGTCTTCGTTTATTTCCTGTATGGCATGTTGGTACAGATTATCTTCATGAAATTGGTAAGAATTGGTATGATTATTTAGTGTCTAAAGGTGTTAAGTTTGTTTGGAATGAACGTGTGTTTAAAGTTGACTTTGAATCTAATTTAGTTTATGTAACTGTTAAAGGCAAAGAAGGACAATATGCTATTGAATATAATGAATTGATTTTTGGAGTAGGTAAATCAGGTATTGACTTTGCTCAAAGTATTCAAGACGAATATCAACTAGAAACTGAACCTAAATCAGTACAAATTGGAGTTCGATTTGAAGCACCACAAAAACACTTTCAGAAACTAATTGACATTAGTTATGATTTTAAATTGTATCGTAAGTTTGAAGATAAAGGTGTTTCATTACGTTCGTTTTGTACTAATAATAATGCCGCTTATGTTGCTGTAGAAGACACTTACGGTAATCATTCATATAATGGTCATGCTAAAAAAGATGAACGTTATAGAAACAACATGACTAACTTTGGTATTATTATGGAAATTAATAACATTGAAGATCCATTTGCTTGGTCTCGTAAAGTAGTAAATGAATTACAGTTTGCTGGAACAGGTTTATATTATAGTCCATCTCGTAAACCATCAACAACATCAGAAGGTGAAAGAGTTAGTTCTGTTCAAATTGATAATTTAAGTATTGTAAGACAGGGAATGGGTGAGTATTGGGATTATATTGAAGACTTTATTGAAGATATGAAAAAAGTATTTCCAACATTACAAGATGATTGGGGTGTTTATGTTCCTGAAGTAAAATATCTTTCACCTGAACCACTTGTTTATCATAGTGATTTAGCTTTAGTTGAATACCAGAATGTTCACTTTGTAGGAGATGCTTTATCAGCTCGTGGTATTACAGTATCAGGTGCTCAAGGTATTTTAGCTGTATCTAAATTAATTAATAAAGGATGCGAGTGGGATAATTTGCATGGTGATATTATTAGCTGGAAATAATGTTTGGCTTTTTGTAAAAAATATGTTATATTAATATTATGAGTGATAAAAATAAATTTCAACCAAGTAAAAAATTAGTAAAAGCTGATGGTACTATTGCTTGGGTTTGGGAAGGGAAATTGCACAATATGGAAGAAGCAGCTTTAATCCATCCAAATGGTAAAAAAGAATATCATATTCATGGTATTCAATATAGTCATGATGATTGGAAAGAAAGAAGACGCAATCGTGAAGGTTTACCTTGGTACAAAACAGCAATGGGTCAGGCAGGTCAAAATAGAAACTAATATGAAGATAGGATTGTGTGGAACAATGAGTGTAGGTAAAACTACATTGGTAAATGCTTTGAAAGAATTACCTGAATTTGCAGATTATAATTTTGCTACTGAACGTTCTAAGTACTTGCGTGATTTAGGTATTCCATTGAATACTGATTCAACATTAAAAGGTCAATTTATATTTTTAGCTGAACGTTGTGCTGAGTTAATGTATGAAAATATTATTACAGATCGTACTGTAATTGATGTTATGGCGTTTACTAAAGCAGCTAAATCAATTGATTATTATGAGGCTGAAGCGTTTTGTGATGCTGCTTATAAATTAGTTGAAGAATATGATTATATTTTTTATGTATCTCCTGTTGGTGTTGAAATGGAAGATAATGGAGTTAGAACTACTGATTTGAAATATAGAGAAACTATTGACAGTATTATTCATTTGATTTTATATAGAAGTAGTCATAAAATTAAAAAACTAGTTGAACTTTCAGGTACTACTGAAGAACGTATTGCAAAAATTAAAGAAACAATCTTTGGTTGATATTTATTATCATGAAATTGTCTGAATTAAAGAAGCAAATTAAAGATAACATATACGAACTTTTATCTGAAGATACTAAACCAACATCTGATGTAATTAAAAAAACATATAATGAAATGTTTGGTAAAAATCCATCTACTACCTTTAATGATGTAGCTAAAAAATTAGGAACAGATGAGCAAACAATAGCTGCTGTTTTATTTGGTTTTCCTGTATTTGAATCAGATGATGAAGACCAAGAACCATCAAAAGCAGAATTAGAAAAAAAAGATTCAATCACTACTGCTTCAAATAAATTACAAAAACTTGTAACTAAAATGAAAGAATTAGCTAAAGAATACACTGAAGCTAAAGGTGATAAAAAAGAAAAAATTAAGGATGAATTAAAAAAATTAACTGCTGATAAAAAAGCATTAGAAAAAATTATTCTTCCTTCTTCTGAAGAAGATTAATATGAAAAAATTTGTTTTACAATTGGTTTTAGTTTGTTTATTAGGTGTAATAATCTATGGGTTATTTACTTATAAACAAGGTTATTCCTCAGACAAAGACAAACAATACCAAAAAACTATAGATTCTTTAGCGCTTGAAATTAGTAAAAAAGACACAATTATTTCATCTTTAGATTCTACTAGGAAAATTTTAGACTCATTAATTGAAATAGACAAAGCTAAATTAGCTGGTATTGCTAAAAAAGCTCAACAATACAAAGACCAATATGAAAAAGAACGCGATCGCCTTAATAGTATGTCTGATGATGATATCATCAGCCAGTTCACAACAGCGTTTAAGTGATTCAACGGTAATAGTTCCCATTAAATCCTTAAAAAATGCTTTATTAGTTAAAGCTGATAGAGATAATCTTAAAAAAGAATTAGTAATTTCTCGTGACTCTATCTCTACTATGAGTACAATTATCCTTAGACAAGATAGTGCCTTATTTATTTGTGATACTACAAGAATAGTTTTAGAAGGTAAAATAGAAGATCAAAAGGGCATTATTAAAGCTAAAGACGGACAGATTGAAGAAAGAAATAAAAAGATAACTGACCTTGAATCTAAATTTAGAGGTATTGTAGGTGCTTTCTTTATAACAACAATTGGTTTTCTAGTAGCTCTTTTATGAGTCAGGATTTAAGACAAATAATCAGAGAAGAATACTTAAAGTGTGCCCAAGATCCAGCCCACTTTATGAAAAAATATTGTAATATCCAGCACCCACAAAGAGGTCGAGTGATATTCAATTTGTATCCTTTCCAAGATAAGGTATTACACTTATGGAGAGATAATCCATATTCAATTGTACTTAAGTCTCGTCAGTTAGGTATATCAACTTTAGCTGCTGGTTATTCTTTATGGTTAATGTTATTCCATAAAGATAAAAACGTGTTGTGTATTGCAACTAAGCAAGAAACAGCTAAAAACATGGTAACCAAGGTTAAGTTTATGTTTGATAACTTACCTTCATGGTTAAAAATTGAAGCTGAAGAAAATAACAAACTAACATTACGATTAAGTAATGGATCTCAAATTAAAGCCACTTCAGCAAGTAGTGATGCTGGTCGATCAGAAGCAGTATCTTTGCTAATTGTCGATGAGGCAGCGTTTATTGAACAAATCGGTGAGATTTGGGCTTCTGCTCAACAAACGTTAGCAACTGGTGGTGGTGCTATTGTGTTGTCTACTCCTTATGGTACTGGAAACTGGTTTCATAAAACATGGGTATCAGCTGAAAATGCTGAAAATGACTTCTTGCCAATTAAATTACCTTGGTATGTCCACCCAGAACGAAATGAGGATTGGAGAAAAAGACAAGATGAATTACTAGGTGATCCTAGATTAGCCGCCCAAGAATGTGACTGTGATTTTAGTACATCAGGTGATGTGGTATTTTATCCTGAATGGGTAGAATTTTTAAAAGAAACAACAGTTAAAGACCCTGTAGAGCGAAGAGGTGCTGACCAAAATTTATGGATATGGGAACCTGCAGACTATACACGTGAGTATATAGTAGTAGCAGACGTAGCTAGAGGTGATGGTAAAGACTCTTCCGCTTGTCATGTAATTGATATTGCAACTAATACACAAGTTGCTGAGTATCGAGGACAGCTTCCACCTAAAGAATATGGTTATTTTTTAGTTGGTTTAGCTTCTGAATATAATAATGCGATGTTAGTAGTAGAAAATGCCTCAATTGGTTGGGCAACATTAGACGCTATCATTGAAAGAGGTTATCGTAATCTTTATCATTCTCCCAAATCAGACCAATTAACCGCTGATTCATACTTACGAGTATTTGAAGGCAGCTCAGATATGACACCTGGATTTACCATGTCATTAAGAACTAGACCTTTAGTTGTAAATAAATTTAGAGAGTATGTTGGTGATCGTTCTGTTAATATTCGTTCAAAACGATTATTAGAGGAAATGAAAGTATTTGTATGGAAAAACGGTAGACCAGAAGCACAATCAGGTTATAATGATGATTTGGTGATGGCTTTTGGTATAGCTATGTTTTTAAGAGATACTTCTTTAAAATTTCAACAAATGTCTCATGACATGACTCGTGCTACACTTGGCAGTATGAGTAAGACTAATTATATTGGTGGATATAATAGTAATCAAGTCCAAAATCCATATTCTATTCAAACAGATCACGGACAAGAGGACATTAAATGGTTATTGTAATATTTATAAGATATAATAAAATATAAAAATGGCAGATAAAAGTTTATTCACCCGACTCCAACGACTGTTTTCAACAGATGTTATTATAAGAAATACGGGTGGCAACACATTAAAAGTAATGGATGTTGATTCCATTCAACAATCCGGAGATATAGCTACTAATTCATTAATAGATAGATATAATCGTTTATACTCTCCATCATCAACATCACTTTTAGGATCACAGATTAATATTAACTGGCAATACCTTAGAACCATGGTCTACTCTGACTATGATAATATGGATTATGATGCCATTGTTGCTTCTGCCTTAGATATTATTTCAGATGAAAGTACTTTAAAAAATGATATGGGAGAAGTGCTTCATATTAAATCAAGTGATGATGATATTCAGCAAATTCTTTATAACTTGTTTTATGATGTATTGAATATTGAATTTAACTTATGGAGTTGGATTCGTCAAATGTGTAAGTATGGTGACTTTTTCTTAAAGTTAGAAATTGCTGAAAAATATGGTGTGTATAATGTTATTCCTTATACTGCTTACCATATTGAACGTCAAGAAAATTATGACAAAGATCACCCAAATGCTGTAAGATTTAAATACTCACCTGAAGGTATTTTCGCTGGTGGTTCTGGTTATTACGGTACACCCAATCTAGGAACGTTTGATAACCAACCAGGTATCCATTTTGATAATTATGAAATGGCTCACTTTAGGTTGTTAACAGACGTTAACTATTTGCCTTATGGTCGTTCATATTTGGAACCAGCTCGTCGTATTTTTAAACAATATGTGTTGATGGAAGATGCTATGTTGATTCATAGAATCTCACGTAGTCCAGATCGTCGTATATTTTATATTAATGTTGGTTCTATTCCTCCAAATGAAGTAGAAAACTTTATGCAGAAAACTATTTCTACTATGAAGCGTACTCCATTAATGGATAATCAAACAGGTGAATATAACTTAAAATACAACCAGCAAAACTTATTGGAAGATTTTTATATTCCAATTCGTGGAAATGATACAACAACTAAGATTGAAACTACACCTGGTTTACAATATGATGGTATTCAAGATGTTACTTACTTAAGAGATAAATTGTTTGCTGCCCTTAAAGTGCCTAAAGCATTTATGGGTTATGAAAAAGATTTAACAGGTAAAGCAACATTAGCAGCAGAAGATATTCGTTTCGCTCGTACTATTAATCGTATTCAACGTATTGCATTATCTGAATTATATAAGATTGCTTTAGTACACTTATATTCTCAAGGTTATACAGGTGAACAATTAACTAACTTTGAGTTAGATTTAACTACACCTTCTATTATCTATGATCAAGAAAAGATTGCCTTGTTAACTCAAAAGGTAGACTTAGCTCAAAAGATTATGGATCTTAAAATATTACCTTCTGATTGGATCTATGATAACATTTTCCACTTTAGCGAAGACCAATATGATGAGTATAGAGATTTGATTGTTGAAGACCAAAAACGTTCATTCAGACAAAAACAAATCTCAGAAGAAGGAAATGATCCTAAAGTATCAGGCAAATCATATGGTACACCACATGACTTAGCTTCATTATATGGTAAAGGAAGAATGTATTCTAATCCTGAAAATGTACCTGTAGGATATGGTGATGATGTTAAATTAGGTCGTCCTGAAGAAAATCCAACAAACAGAAACACACAAGACAGTCCTTTTGGTAAAGACAGATTAGGTGCTGCTGGTATGAAGGATCCAGACAATGAAAATGAATCTGGAGGTATTAGAGCTAATTATAAAGGTGGTTCACCTTTAGCTTTAGAAGCTAAACAAGTATATTTAAAAAACAAATCTTTAATTGAGAATTTATTTAAAAATAAATCTGTTGTTGAAGAATCACTACTTGATGAATCTAAATTAAAGAAATAAAAATCCTTATATATTTATAACAAAATCTCAAGAATGAACATTAAACATTCTAAGTATAAGAATACGGGCCTTTTGTTTGAACTTTTAGTTAGACAAATAACGGCGGATACCTTATCTGGAAAAAACTCTAAAGCTATAGGTATACTTAATAAATATTTTGTAAAGACTGAATTGGGTAGAGAATACAAATTGTATGAAACTCTTTCAAAATACAAAAGTACAACTGAAGCTAAAGCTGAAACTATTGTTAATACTTTAATTGAATCATCTAAAGATTTAAACAGAGGAGCGTTAAAAAGACAAAAATATAATCTAATTAATGAAGTTCAAAAGCATTATAACTTAGAGGAATTTTTTAAAACTAAATTGCCTAATTATAAAGCATTCGCATCATTATATACGTTAATAGAGATATATAATAGCGAGAATTTGTCTAACCCTGACCAAATCATTTCAAATAAATTAACATTATTAGAACATTTATCTTCATCATCTGTTACTAAACAGAAAGTAGAAGATAATTTACTTGAGGAATTTAAATCGTATGATAAAGACTTACGTATTTTAACTTACCGAGTAATGTTAGAAAAATTTAATGGCAAGTATGCTAATTTAAATGATAACCAAAAAACAGTATTAAAAGAATTCATTAATTCAGTTGATTCAGCTCCAAAATTAAAAGAATTTTACAACACTAAAGTTGGAGAAATTAAAGAAGAATTAAAGAGTGTTTCTAAAAAAGTTACAGATAAAGCAATTCAAATTAAATTAAATGAAGTAACTAATATGTTGTCTCCACTAAGTAAAAATGCTGGTGTGGGTAATGATGACTTAGTTAATTTATTACAATACTATGAACTTTTAGATGAACTTGTAACTGCTAATGGCTAACTTTAAATACAAAATAAAAGAAGATTCAACAATAGCCTCTGATTCAGGTTTCACTTCATTCGGCGAGGGTGAAAACCATACTGGTCCTTCACCTCGTAAGTCTACTTACGGTGCCTATACACAAGCAGGATTTAAAAAAGTGAATGAAGGTCCTGGAGCTACTTTAGGACCTGGTCCTAAGGCAGGTCCAACTGGTGTTAAGGATAATATGTATGTTACTAAGTTTAAATACAAATTAGTAAAAACACCAATCAAAGAAGCTGAAGATGTTGATACTTTTTTAGATGATATGCAAATTAATGATCCATCTAGAAGAGAATTTATTGGAAGTCGATTAAGGGCTTTTGATAGTATAGAAGACCAATTAAATCAATTAGTTCCTTTATTGCAACAAGCTAAAAGTAAAACAATTGATTATTATAGAAGCAAACCAGATTCATATAGTGTATTGTATGGTACTGATTTAGCCCAAGATTACTTAAACGATATAATAGAACTATTTAAAAACTAAAACATGGCAACAATACCAGTAAACCCCACCGGAATAGTAACCACAACAACAGCAACAGGAAGTTTTGCCGGATTTACCGTAGTATCTGGTTCAGCTACTATCACCGGTTTAAAAGACGCTAATGGATCTGAATTAACTACAACAGACTGGATTATCCCAGCTGGATTTACTATTCCTATCTATGTAACAAGCGCTTCTTTATCATCAGGAGCAATATTACTTTACCCATAATATTTATAACAAATGGAAAAGACCTTACAACAACAATACAACCTTATTAAAGAAGGTAAAGGAAGTAAAGACGACTTTTTAAAAAGTGCTCGTCGTGTATTTCCTGAGTTTATTGCCCCTTTAACTGATTATAAAACCGCTGTTAATATCTTAAAAGGTAAAAGTATTTTATCTGAAGCAGTCGGTGGTGTAGTTACATTAAAACCTTTTCAACAAGATTGGTTTAAAATCTTTAATGATAATATTGCTGAGGCAGTAGGTGTTAAAGATAAAAAAGAATATGGTGATCAAAATGAATTTGAAAAAATTGATACTGATGTTCAAAAAGATTTAGACAACCAATTTGATAATAAAGATCCTAAAAACATTGATAACCTTTACGGTCAGTCATTCTTAATGGGTTACTACACGGAAATGAAAGATCCTAAAAATAAAGATAAAACAGTTGATGAGTTAAAAGCTATTGTTGCTAAAAACATGGCTAAAGACATCAGTTACTATCATAAAGAAGCTTCATTTGGTGTTAAAGGTATTGGTTATAAGACTGACGTAATCGGCGGTGGTGAACCAGTAGCGCCTAAAGGCAAATGGAAAGCTAGCGGATACGGAGATTTACCTAAGAAAAAATAATGAAACAGGTATTAATTGAAACTATACCATTTAAAGTTGCCCCTATACAACTTACTGAAGGTTTAAAAGCACCTTCTGGTAATCCTATGGTTGTTGGTATTTTAGCAACTGCTGAAGTAAAAAATGGTAATGGTAGATATTATCCTAAAGAATTGTGGGAACGTGAAATTGATAAGTACAATGAAATGATTAGAGAAAATAGAGCCACAGGTGAGTTAGATCACCCTGATTCTTCAATCATATCATTAAAAAATGTATCCCATATTATTAGAGAAACTTACTGGGAAGGAGATAAAGTAATAGGAAAAATAGAAATCCTACCCACAGTGTCTGGTAACATCCTAAAAGCACTTATTGAAAATAATGTTATGGTAGGTGTATCATCTCGTGGAATGGGATCATTAAAAGAAATTAATGAAGGTACATTAGAAGTTCAAGATGATTTTGAATTACTATGTTGGGACTTTGTATCAACACCTTCAAATCCAGGATCATATATGCAGTTAGTAAAAGAAGGTAAAGAACATAAAACATATTCATATGGTAAAGTGAATTCTTTATTAACAGAAATACTATGCGCTAACGGATCTTGCCCTATATTTTAACCCCTCTTGGGATAGTATCCCTTGATTGACCCTCCCTTAAAAAAGGAGGGTTTCTTTTTACATTTTAAAATATTTTGATATACGTATACCCGACAAATATGCTATTTCTATATAGCATCTAGATTTTTAATATCTATTACGCTTCGAGCAATCAACAATAAGCGTATTTCCAACAAAAAAAAATTATTTGAGGACAAAAAACAAATGGCAAACAGAGACTTATTAAAAGAAGCCATTGCCGATGCTAAAGCAGTTAAGGAAACTGCCATCGCCAATGCAAAGGCTGCTCTTGAAGAAGCTTTTGACTCCCGTATGAAAGACCTGTTATCACGCAGAATTTCAGAAATGGACAAAGAAGAAGATTTAGAAGAAGCCGAAGAAAAAATGGAAGAAGGTCTTGAAGAAATGTACGACACTACTGAAGAAGCTATGGACATGGACAACATGGAAGAAGCTGAAAAAAGTGATGAAGTAGATCTTGAAGAACTCCTTCGTGAATTAGATGAATTAGAAATGGAAGAATCAATCACAGAAGAAACTTCAGAGCCCCATGGTAACATTGGTGCCCAAGTTCCTGAAGGTGAACCTTTAGGTTTCCTTGAAGAGGAAGAAGAAGAAATCGACCTTGAAAACATGAGTGAGGATGACCTTAAAAAATTCATTGAAAGTGTAATCGCTGATATGGTAGCCGCTGGGGAACTAGAAGGTGAAATTGACGGTGAAGAAGGCGATGAAGAAGAAGGTGAAGAAGATGAAGAAGAAGTTGAAGACTACAAGAAAATGGAAGAAAACTACAAAATGGAAAAAAAACCAATAAATGAAGTTGATATGGTTTCTGCTATGGCTATAACTAGTGGTATTATTGCCGCTGTTTTTTCTATGGGACTTGTTAAAGCATCTTCTGATGAAAAGAAAGACATTGAAGCTGAAGCTGAAAGATTAGTTAAAACTGGAAAAACTGCTGAGGATGCTGCTACAATGGCTATTGCTTCCGTTAAGGAAAAAGGTAGTAAAGCATATGGTACTGGCACTAAAGCTGCTGGCAATGCTGGATCTGCTTTTGCTGAATCTGAAATGGAAGAAATGAAAGGTGAACTTGAAGAAGCTTATAGCACTATCAAAACCATTAAAACTGAGCTTCAAGAAGTTAACTTGTTCAACGCTAAATTACTTTACACCAATAAAATCTTCAAAGCTAAAAACTTGACTGAAAGTCAAAAAGTAAAAGTATTGGCTGCTTTTGACAAAGCTGCTAGTGTAAATGAAGCTAAATTAGTATTTGAAACCTTATCTGAAGGATTTAAAGAAAAGAAATCTTCTGTTAACGAATCAATGTTAAGAGGATCTGCTTCTAAAGTAACTGGTGTTGTTGAAAAGAAACCAATCATGGAAGTAAATGATCAATTTACCCGCTGGCAAAAATTAGCAGGTATTAAGTAAAAAACAAAACAAAAAACAAAAAAAAAAACAATTTAAAAAAATGTCAAACGTACAACAATTACTCGAAAGCGCAGCTGGTTCTTGGAAGAATTTCCAAAGTGACGCTGCTAAATTGGCCGGCAAATGGTCAAAAACTGGATTGTTGGAAGGATTAGTAGAAGTTGACAAAAATAATATGTCAATCTTGTTAGAAAACCAGGCCAAGCAATTGGTAACTGAATCTAACCAAATCGCTTCTAACTCTTATTTCACATCAGGTGGTCAAGGTGAAAACTGGGCTGGTATTGCTTTGCCTTTAGTTCGTAAAGTATTCGGAACTATCGTTGCTAAAGAATTCGTTTCAGTTCAACCTATGAACATGCCTTCTGGTCTTGTGTTCTTCTTGGATTTCCAATATGGTAACACTAAGAATCCTTACACTACTGGTCAGTCTTTGTACGGTAACCGTAACACTGCTTCTCAGTTCCCATTCTCTACTCCTGCCGCTGAAGGTGGTTTGTATGGTGGTCCTGAAGGTCGTTTCACTTACGCTACTAACCAATTCTCAGCTTCTTTCCAAGCTACTGCTTCTATAGCTAACGCTTTAACTACAGTTGGTGCTGGTACTGGTTCTATCGTTTCTGCTTCATGGGCTGAATTGAATTTCGATTCTGACTACTCAGCTTCTGTAGCTGCTGGTCGTATCTACAAAGTAACTATGACTGCTTCTAACGCTGCTTTACCAAGCTTCGATATGAATGCCGTTCGTGGTTTCGTTCCTACTTCAGGTTCAAACTTCACAGCTACTACTTTGTTGCCTGCGTTCACTAACTTTAACTACACTGCTGGTACTATTGCTTTCTTCTTTACTGCTTCTGCAAACTTTGCTTCTACTCCTCAATCAGGATCTATTTTCACAGTTTACTATGAAAAAGTAGGTTCTCAAGATGGTATTAACGCTGGTTTCACTGGTGCTGGTACTTCAGGTGACAACGTAACTTCAGGTAACTACTCAGGTCGTGGTGATTTCGAAGCTTCAGGTTCTTTCTCAGTTCCTAACGCTGCTAACGCTGCTCAGATCGTTATCCCTGAAATTAACGTTAAGATGCAATCACAGCCTATCACTGCTAAAACCAAGAAATTGAAAGCAGTATGGACTCCTGAATTTGCTCAAGATTTGGCTGCTTACCAGAACATTGATGCTGAAGCTGAATTGACTAACATTATGAGTGAGTACATTTCAATGGAAATTGATTTGGAAATCTTGGATATGTTGATCGAAGATGCTGCTGCTGCTACTGAGTACTGGTCAGCTATTAATAACACTGTTATCACAGGTTCAACTCCAACTTTATCTACTTTATCTTCAGGTTACTACAACACTCAAGGTCAGTGGTTCCAAACTTTAGGTACTAAAATCCAAAAAGTATCTAACAAGATCCACCAGTTGACTTTACGTGGAGGTGCTAACTTCTTGGTTACTTCTCCAACAGTAGCTACTATCTTGGAATCAATCCCAGGATTTGCTTCTACTTCAAACGGTGAAGCTGATCAAATGGAGTACGCTTTCGGTGTACAAAAGGTAGGTTCAGTTAACGGTCGTTACAAGGTTTACAAAAACCCTTACATGACTGAAAACTTGATCTTGATGGGTTACAGAGGTTCTCAGTTCTTGGAAACAGGTGCTGTATTCTCTCCATACATTCCTTTGATCATGACTCCTTTGGTGTACGATCCTGATACCTTCACTCCACGTAAAGGTCTTTTGACTCGCTACGCTAAGAAGATGTTGCGTCCTGAATTCTACGGTAAGATCTATATTAATGGTTTGAACACCATCTAATATTTACCCAATAGGATAAACATTAATTAAAGAGCCCCACGAAAGTGGGGCTTTTTATTTTATTATCAATATTTATCATTATATGTTCAATATTTTTGAAGAGATATCTTGGCCACAATTTGTTCAATTACCTAATGTAGCAAGGTTACCTCTAAACGAACAAGTTCAATACTATAATCAATATTTATTTGAACTATCTGAAGCACGAACAAATTGGTTATCATATCAAAATAAAGGACCAATTCCTCCACCTACACCTATTGAATCAGGATTTTTATTACAAGAAGATTTATTTGATTTATTACAAGAAGATGGAAGTAATATTATAATCACTACACTACCTTAACTATGCCTAATTTACCAATATCCGGATTACCTTCAGCATCTGTTCCTACAGGAGTAGATGTATTACCTATTGTACAAGGAGGTATTACTAGTCAAATTACTTATAGCAATTTAACAAGTAACTTTGTAACAAATTCTCAAACTAGTTCGTTTGTAACAAATTCTCAAACAGGATCTTTTGTAACAAATTCTCAAACTAGTTCGTTTGTAACAAATTCTCAAACAGGATCTTTTGTAACAAATTCTCAAACAGGATCTTTTATAACAAACTCTCAAACTAGTTCATTTGTAACAACTTCTAGTTTTAACACTTATACTAGTTCAATCCAATCCTATTACTTATCTGCTTATCATACAGCATCGTTAACAGCTTCTGTTCAGAATACTCCGTATTCAATGTCTTTTAGCACAACCGATTTTTCTAATGGGATAACTATAGGAGGACCTATTAGAAATCAAATTCAGATAGCTAATGCTGGTGTTTATGATATTCAATTTTCAGCTCAAATAGATAAAACAAGTGGTACTACAGTAAGTAGTTATATATGGTTAGCAAAAAATGGAGAAGATGTTCCTGATTCTAATACACAAATTACTTTAGCAGGAGGAGCAAACGATGCTCAAGTAGCAGCTTGGAATTTTTATGTGTCTGCCTCTGCTGGGGATTATTATGAATTAAGATATGGAGCTACTCAAACTAATTTCCGAATCCATTACAATACATCAGCTGTCATAGGACCAAATGTCCCTTCAGTTATATTAACAGTAGGAAGAATAGCATAAAAATAAAATACTTTAAAGAGAGGCCTAGAGTTTTCTAGGCCTTTTTTACTTATAGGCACCTAGCTAATATTTATACGTAACAGTTATAAAGTATATTTTATGAAAGAAACCCCAAGTCAGTTGCCATTTCAAAGTTATGTAATGAACTTCCCTTTTACCTTATCAACATCTGATCCAAATAATATTTGGATGCAAGAATTAACAGATGAGGAATTAACAGTTAACAAGCCTAAAGCTTATAAACAATTTATGGATCTATATCAGTTTATGGCTGGTGGATCTTTAGTTCATTTATTGCCTTCAGAAGGCAAATTCCAGGACCAAGTTTATGTAGCTAATTTGGGTATTTCTTTACCTCATATTAAAAATGAGAACCATATTATTTTATCTAACTTTACTTCTGACCCTCGTAAAGGTGAAGAGTTAGTTGGTGAAAAGTTCTTTAACATGATGGGTTATAAGACAGCTATTTCTCCTTACAAGTGGGAAGGTGAGGCTGATTTGAAATATCTTTATGGTAACAAATACATTGGTGGTTATGGTATCCGTTCAAACATTAAAGCCTATGAGTGGATGGAGGAACAATACAACATGGATATTATTAAAGTAGCTATGGTTGATGAGTACTTGTATCACTTAGACTGTTCTATCTTTGCTTTAAATCAAGACCAAACTTTGATTTGTACTGAACTATTTGACCCTGAAGAAATTGCTGAACTAGAAAAACATACTGATATTATTAATATTGATGTTGATGATGCTTTAGGTGGATTAACTAATTCAGTTAAGTATGGTAATATGATTTTATGTGCCTCTAATATCTCAGAAATGAAAAAGTCACATGAATACTATGAAGGTGAGGTTCATAAACTTAAAACATTAGAAAAGATTTGTGGTGATGCTGGTATGGAACCTGTTATCTTTAACTTGTCTGAGTATATGAAATCGGGTGCTATGTTGTCTTGCATGGTTATGCATTTAAACCGAGTAGATCATTTAAAAACGTTACTATAATGGCACAAACGTTAACAGAGTGGTTGAATGGTGAGGTAAAACAGTTACAAAAATTACCTGTAGGTGAATTATCTAATACTTTTTTCTTTAGAGATCCAATCCGTCCTAATTTTATAGACTATGAACATTTTTATAGTCCTGCTGATGGAACTATTTTATATCAAAAGTTTATTAAAGATCCTTCTGAACCTATAGTTGAGATTAAGGGTATGAATTACACCTTACAAGATGTAGTAGGTGATGATGAGTACAATAGACCGTCTTTAGTTATTGGTATATTCATGTCGTTCTATGATGTTCACATCAATCGTATACCTTACGGAGGTACGTTGCAATATAAACCACTAGACGCGATACAGTCAACTAATAAGCCTATGTTAGCCGTAGAAAAGGATATTCTTAATAAAAAGATTAATCCTGCTAACATGGAATATTTAAAGTATAATGAGCGTATGTGGAATAAAATCTATTCACCTTCTCTTAACTATACTTACTATCTAATCCAGATAGCTGATGAGGATGTGAATGTAATTGCTCCATTTACTATGGATCAAAATGATATTTTTGCTCAAAATGAGAGATTTTCTTTAATAAGATGGGGTTCACAAGTTGATTTAGTGTTACCATTAGATGATAGATATGATTTCGAGTTATGTTTAGATGATGCCATGCATGTGAATGATGGTATAGATGCATTGGTAAAGATTAACTTTAATGAATATTTATAATAAATGTTTACTAAAATATATTTAGTTGAAAATTGTTATGATAATCCTAATTGGGTTTATATAGGTAAAACCAAAAACTGCAGAAAAAATGACCACAAGCAAAAATTTGGAAAACAAATTACTTATACTATAATTGATGAAATAAATAGTAATAATAAAAACGATTGGACTCCTATAGAATCTTATTGGATAGAACAATTTAAAGTTTGGGGATTTTTTGTACTAAATAAAAATACAGGAGGTGGTGGTCCTGCTTATAGAACTAAAGAATTTATAGATAATCAAATTAAAAGACAAACTGGATCTAAACAAACCCAAGAAACATGTAATAAAAGAAGCGAATCAACTAAAGGAAAACCTAAACCAGAGGGATTTGCTGAAAAATTAAAAAATAGAAAATATTCTCCCGAAACTCTAGAAAAAATGAGATTAGCCAAAATAGGAAAATCTTCTAATCGTAAAGGAAAATCAATAAGTGAAGAACATAAAAAAGCTATTAGTCAAGCTTTAAAAGGAAGAATAAGCCCTAACAAAAAATGAATAATCACCCCACCCATGAAGATGATATCTTCAAAGAAAAGCGTAAGCCTAAAAACCCTATTAAGTTTAAGTTACAATTAAACGAGGAACAAAAGTCAGCTAAAGCTAAAATATTAGAAAGTACTATTACTTTATTAGCTGGAGCGGCTGGTTCAGGCAAAACATTACTTGCTTGCCAAATTGGTTTAGAAAAATTATTTATGAGAGATGTTGAAAAAGTAATCATTACTCGACCAACAGTATCTAAAGAAGAAATTGGATTCTTACCAGGCGATTTAAGAGAAAAAATGGATCCTTGGGTACAACCAATCTACCAAAACATGTTCTTACTTTATGATAAAACTAAAATTGAAGAACTTATTAAGGAAGATAAAATAGAAATTGTACCTGTTTCATTTATGAGAGGTAGAACATTTGTAAACTCTGTAGTAATTGTAGATGAAGCCCAAAACGTTACTCATGAACAAATGGAAATGATCGTTACCCGCATTGGTAAAGGATCTAAAATGATTGTTTGTGGAGATGATGCCCAAGTAGACTTAAAACAAAAACGCGATTCAGGATTTAAATTCTTATACTCAGCTGCTAAAAAGATAAAAAATCTTTGCGCTATATCTTTAAAACAAAACCATAGAGATCCTATTGTAGAAGATTTAATTAATCTATATAATGACGCGTATGAAAAAGGAATTACATTAGGCACCTCAGGAAGTAACGGGAACTCTAAAAGATAATAAATATTTCCATTATTTCTTAATATTTATATATAAAAAATATGGCTGCTGGAAAATATTCTTTTATCATTGAACAAGGTGCTACTCTAAATTTAGAATTACAATATAAAGACTCGGTTGGTGAACCTATAAGTTTGGCTGGTTATGAAGGTGCTATGCAAATTCGTTCAGCTTATAGCGGTAGTGGTCAAACCTATTTAACTTTAACTTCTAATTTAGGAGACACTTATAATTTTAATAGCAGTAGTGCTTTTTTAAGTTTTTCAGGTAGTAATGGTACTACATCTGTAACATCAGGCAGTATAGGAATATACGCCGGATGGGCAACAACACAAGATTTAGTCTTTACAGGTAACGCTTATTATGATATTGAACTAACTTCTGGAAGTGAAAAAATTAGATTGCTCGAAGGTCAAGTACAATTAAGCAAACAAGTTACTGAAGTTAATCCTGCCTAAACGAGTTTGTAATGGAGTCAAACTCAATTAATGTAATACAAAGCCAAAATACTATAGTCGTTGTAGAACCGACAGGTAATACTATTACAGTTGTTCAAAACCCTGACTCCAGTTCAGTAACAACTCAAAGTACTGTTTTTAGTCCTACAACAGTAGTACAAACAACTTTAACATTAAATTTAGATAATCTACCTAACACTGTTACGGTAGTAAATACTCAACTTCCTGATAATGTTGTAGAAGTAGCTCAACCTATATCCGCTGTAATTGAAGTTGGACAAGTAGGACCTAGAGGTTCATCTGGTACATCTGGAGCTTCAGGTACCTCAGGTACAACTGGTACTTCAGGTTCATCTGGTAGCTCAGGTTCAGCAGGTTCATCAGGTAGTTCTGGTACAACCGGTACTTCAGGTACTGCTGGTACAGCCGGTACTTCAGGTACTGGCTCTCCAGGTACAGCAGGTACAAGTGGTACATCAGGTACTGATGGTACTTCAGGTTCTTCAGGCGTATCTGGTTTACCAGGTGCTCCTGGTACATCTGGATCTTCTGGTACAAGTGGTACTTCAGGTTCTTCAGGTTCTTCTGGTTCAAGTGGAACTTCAGGTACTTCAGGTATAGATGGTACTTCAGGTTCATCTGGATCAAGCGGTATAGATGGTTCATCTGGTACTTCTGGTTCAAATGGTACTTCAGGGTCAGCAGGTACTTCAGGTAGCGCTGGTACTTCAGGCAGTTCTGGTTCTTCAGGTACAACAGGCACTTCAGGCACTTCAGGTTCTTCAGGATTAACAGGAAGCTCAGGCACATCAGGACAAAATGGTAGTTCTGGTAGTTCAGGTATAGATGGTTCTTCTGGTTCTTCAGGACAATCAGGTACTTCTGGTTCTTCAGGTACTTCAGGCTTATCTGGTACTTCAGGATCTGGTGGTTCAAGCGGCAGCTCAGGAGTTGATGGTACTTCAGGCAGCTCAGGCGCTGATGGTTCTTCTGGATCTTCTGGACAATCAGGAACTTCAGGCTCATCAGGTACTTCTGGTGCAAGTGGTACTTCAGGAACAAGTGGTAGTTCAGGCAGTTCAGGTTTATCTGGTACTTCTGGTACAACAGGTACTAGTGGTTCTTCTGGTTCTTCAGGAACTAGTGGAAGCTCAGGTTTAAGTGGTACATCAGGCAGTTCAGGCACCTCAGGTGAATCTGGCACTTCAGGTAGCTCAGGTTTATCAGGAACAAGTGGTTCAAGTGGAACCTCAGGAGAAGCAGGCACTTCAGGATCTAGTGGTTCTTCAGGTGCGACAGGCTCAAGCGGTACTTCAGGGGCTAATGGAACTTCAGGCTCATCAGGTCAAAGTGCTTCCTATATTGGTACATCAACTGATTCAATTAATTTAAGTACACTTGTAGTTGGAAATAATTTAACCATAACTACAAGTACAGGATTATCATATACAGTATCTCAACACGTAATTGTAGCTCATGCTGTTGGTGAAGAAATTCACGGGGATGTAGTTTCATACAATTCAGGCACAGGATCATTAACAATAAAAATATCTAGTGTTGAGGGTACAGCAACATATTCTTCTTGGACTACAAACCTAGATGGAGCATCTGGTGGAGACGGTAGTTCAGGTACAGCCGGTAGCTCAGGATCTTCTGGTAGCTCAGGCACTTCAGGTGTTGCTGGTTCATCAGGCACTTCAGGGTCATCAGGCGAATCAGGTACTTCAGGTTCAAGCGGTACTTCAGGACAATCAGGTACTTCAGGTTCAAGTGGAACATCAGGTGAAAGTGGTACAAGCGGTTCAAGTGGTACTTCAGGCGAAAGTGGTACAAGTGGTTCTTCTGGTTTAAGTGGGACAGCAGGATCTAGTGGTTTAAGCGGTAGCTCAGGTTCATCTGGTTTAAGCGGTAGTTCAGGTTCAAGTGGTAGTTCTGGTGAATCTGGAACTTCAGGCTCATCTGGAACTTCAGGCGAAAGTGGATCAAGTGGTTTAAGCGGTTCATCAGGCAGTGCTGGCTCTTCAGGTACCTCAGGTACCTCAGGCAGTGCTGGCTCCTCAGGACAATCAGGAACTTCAGGCTCATCAGGTACTTCAGGAGAAAGTGGTACAGCTGGTTCATCTGGTTCAAGTGGTTCTTCTGGTTCATCAGGAACTAGTGGTAGTTCTGGATCTTCAGGTAGTTCAGGTACTTCAGGTACATCAGGCGCAGCCGGAGCTAGTGGTTCAAGTGGTACTTCTGGAGTTGCAGGTAGTTCAGGTAGTTCAGGTAGTTCAGGCGAATCAGGATCCTCAGGTACAAGTGGTACCTCTGGTTTATCAGGCACCTCAGGTAGCTCAGGCAGTTCAGGAGCAGCGGGTACCGCTGGTACTTCAGGCTCTTCAGGCACAGCTGGATCTTCAGGTACTAGTTTATCTGTATCTAACCCATCACAATACGCTGTTTTAGTTTCAGACGGAACAGCAAATGGAGTAGTAACTAGTGTAGGATTTACATACGACAACACATTATTACAATTAACTGGTAGTGATTTTATGATCACTTCAAGTTTAGTAAATGGTATGTACTCATCAAACTTTGTACTTAACACAGTAACGTTTGATGTAGTAGAAAATGATTTAATAGGTTCAGGTAGTAATTTAATTGTAACAATTCCTTTTGGATATGCTTATACAGCCCATATGGAATATATGGTAAGATCTAACTCTAATGTACGTACAGGAGATTTCTATGTTGCGTGGGACGGTTCAATTACGCCAGTCCATTATGATGTTAGTACAGTCGATATTGGAAACACTAACAATGTATACTTCACAGCAAACTATAGTGGTAGCAATACTGTGATTGTATTAGAGACACCAACTTCAGGATGGCAATTAAAAGCACTACTTAAAATATTTTAATATTTATAACAAATAATAAAGAATGGCTAACGAGTTTGTAACAAGAACAGGTTTAATAGTTTCAGGAAGTACATATTTACCTTCAGCTACATCAGCTTCAAAAGGATATATTCTTTCATTTGACGACAGTACTAAACAGGTATACTACATGTCCACCTCCTCGGTTACTGTCACAGTACCGGGTTCAGATACTCAAATCATTTATAATAACGGAGGTGCATTCGGTGCAGCATCCAATTTTGTATTTAGCGGAAGTAACGTAGGTATTGGTACTGCTAGTCCTCAAAACAATCTACATATATCAGGAGCTGCTAGTTCTGATGCTGCTAACATTAGAATAGATTCTACAACTCAATATGGTGGTTTAGTTATTAATGAAAATACTACATTCAGAACTATCTTAGGGTATGGTAACGCTGGAAATATATTTCAAAATGCTCAAACCGATAGTACTGCTTTAAGAGCAGCTAACTATTTACACTTAGGAGCAAGTTCAGCTGCAACTTTAACTATAAATAGTTCTGATAATGTAGGTATTGGTACAACCTCTCCTAACGCTAAACTTGACGTCAGCGGTAGCGTTCTTATCTCAGGTTCACTTACTGTTTCCGGTTCTTCGACATTCACAAACATCGGACCTGCAGTATTTACAGGTTCAATTACACAAAATGCTTCAACGGCCTCGTTTGGTGGGTTGGTTGGTATTGGTACTACTACACCTGCTTATAAATTAGATGTTAACGGCACTGGTAGATTTGCTAGTGGTTTAGATGTAGACAGCTATATCCTTACAAGAACTAAACTTCAAATTTCTAACGGTAGATTATTTGAATTAATAGGTACATCAGACGCGTTAAATATTTACGATGGAAGCGCCGGCTTATCAAGAATTTATATTTCCGGTTCAGGTAACGTGGGGATCGGGACCACTACACCAGGCTATAGACTAGAAGTAAAATCGGGAGCAAGTAACTCATTCTTTACATCATTTACTCCAAGTGCCGGTTCAGGTGCTATTAGTATTTATCAAGATTCTAATAACCACCCATCTATATATGGGGCAAATGCCTCTGGTACTGTAAATATAGTATTAAATACAAACGGAGTTTCTTACTTACAGGGAGGTAATGTTATTGTTGGAGGATCTAATGATGACGGAGCTACCTTCCAGGTAAAAGGAAATATAACTGCAACCTCATTCACAGGTTCATTTTCCGGTAGTATTGCAGCACCTGGTTCTACTACTCAGGTACTCTTTAATAGTGGCGGTGCATTAGCAGCCGCTTCTAATTTTGTATTTAGCGGGAGTAATGTAGGTATTGGTACTACAAGTCCTGTCTACAAATTTGATGTAAGAGGACAAGGTTATTTTGCTACAGTTGCTAATACAAACCAATTAACATTAGGTGATACAACTAACGGTACTATAGCAGCTATTTCTCAAACTAATGAGAATTTATCGTTTTTAACTGGTGCTAGTACTACTAGATTATTTATATCATCTTCAGGTAACATAGGTATTGGTACTACTACGCCATCACAAAAACTAGACGTTCAAGGTGATATTAGTGTAGGAGTTTCTGGAGCAACAACCGTCCACACTTATTATAATAGTACAACAAGAAACCAAATTGTTTATACAAACAATTCATCTTTTGAATTCCACGAAGGAGCAAGCGAAAGAGTTAGAATCGCTGCTGGAGGTAGTGTAGGTATCGGGACTAGCAGTCCAGGAGCAAAACTGAACGTGCGTGGTGGAAATATTCTTATTGATAACACTACGCTCCTTCAATGGGGTTATGGTGATGGAACTACCTACATATATGGTGATGCATCTAACCCAACGGGTTCACTAAAACTTGGCACAGCAAATGCAGACCGATTAACCGTTACCTACGCAGGTAACGTAGGTATTGGCATAACTAGTCCATCTACTAAATTAGAAGTAGAATCATCTCCAAGTAATTCATCAATTAGGACAGGTGGACTAGAGATGCAATCTTACGCGGTCAATAATGGCTGGTATGCAGAGAACTTATACTTTAACGGAGCAACCTGGCGACTAAGGAATACTGGATTTGCTACGCAAATGTATATGCAGGATGGGACAATAGATTTCAATAGGGTTGCAACGGGCGCTGCAGGTACTGCAGCTACTTTGTTGACAACAATGAGATTGGCTGCTAACGGCAATGTCGGAATAGGGACTACCACCCCATCTAACACACTTCAAGTAGCAGGTGGTGTAACAGCAACCTCATTCACAGGTTCATTCTCAGGTTCAGTATCAGCTCCAGGTTCAACAACACAAATTGTATACAATAGCGGTGGTGCATTAGCAGCCGATAGTGGATTGGTGTATAGTGGAAGTAGGGTTGGTATTGGTACTACTAGTCCTGCTAATAATCTTCACATATACGGTACCGGTGACCAAATTATAAAGATTGAGAACTCAGGTACATATTTAATGTATGCAGGTCTTGTTTCTAACGAAGGTTACATAGGATCAACCAACGCTACGCCTTTAGGATTTTATACTAATAATACAAATAGAATGTATATTAATACTTCCGGTAACGTAGGTATTGGTACTACTAGTCCATCTGCTAGATTAAGTTTAGGTGCAGCTTCACAAGGACAAAGAATAACATGGGAAGATTACAGTAATATATTTAGTGAATATAGCAGTGGTGATTTATGGTTATCGTCTAATTTTTATGGTGTTTCCGGTTCAAGTGGATATAAAACATCTATAACAGCTACTTATGGTGCAGCTGGTATCTCTGTTAGTGGTACTGGTGGTGGATTAAATGGAGTACTTAAATTCTTTGCTGATGATGCTGCTTCTAAAACCGCAGGAGATGCTTTTACACCTACTGAACGCATGCGTATTACCGGAGGTGGTAATGTAGGTATTGGTACTACAAGTCCTGCAGGTAAATTAACAGTAAAATCTCCGGGTGAGGTTAGTAGTTACGGTGATGGATTTGTATTAGAACGAAACGCAAACTCAGCTAAACTAGTTAGAATATACGAGTCGGGTGCAGACGGGTATTTAGAAGTTAGAACAGGTAATAATGATATTATTTCAAAACTATCCGGATATTCAGGAACACCTAGTTATTTTTTAAGTAGAGTTGGTATAGGTACTACTAGTCCATCAGCATCATTAAATATAGCTAGTGACGGAAATACCCAATTTACAATAACTAGAACTAACGCTTCAAACTCTAAACAATTTAATATAAATGTTGAATCAGATTCACAAACTTCAATTAGTTATGATTCTAATTCACCATTAGTAATTGGTACATCAACAAATCCAGGTACACAAGCCGGATTTACTGAACGTATGCGTATTACCTCTGGAGGTAACGTAGGTATTGGTGTATCTAACCCAACCTACAACCTCGAGGTTTCAGGCAGCGGATACATTTCCGGCAGCTTAACAGTAGCAGGTACAATCACAGCACAAAAGCTAAACGTACAACAAATTACCTCATCTGTTATTTATTCTTCAGGTTCAAATATATTTGGTAATAGTTTAGCTAATACACAGACATTTACTGGTTCAATTCAGGCAACTGGTAGTTCACATTATTTGTTAGGGAATGTCGGGATTGGGACTACTAGTCCATCTACCAAACTAGATGTATGGAACGGTAACTTAAGAGTATCAGGTTCAACAAATGAACAGTTAATATTAGATTTCGCTGCTTCTGTTGGAAACTATACATATCAATCATTTAATTTAAATGGTACTAATAAGTACAGATACATTGGATATGTTTCTGGTGATTTTGGATTATACAGCGATGTAGCTTCTTCATATCCATTATATATTAGTGCTAGTGGGAACGTAGGTATTGGTACTACTAGCCCAACAAGACCACTAACTGTAAAATCATCTAATATAGGAATTAGAATGGATAACAGTTCTAATTCAAACGCTGGATTAGAATACTATGTTAGTACTGGTACTTTCTATAACTGGCTTTTAGGAGCTCAGTACAATGTAGCAAATACTTTTGAAATTACTCCTTCAACAACAATAGGAGGAACAACATATTCAACCCCTGCATTTGTAGTCAATGCTAACGGTAGTGTAGGTATTGGTACTACTAGTCCATCTCAAAAACTTGAAGTAGACGGAGCTTTAAAATTAACTTCAAATCCTTCAGTTACAGCAGACGCTTCTGCCGCATATTTTTGGAACCAAAGTGGTGTAGGGCCTACAATTGGAGGTTTAAAATTCCAAGTTAAAACCAATGGTGCTACAACAGCTATGACTATTGATAATAGTCAAAGAGTTGGTATAGGAACAGATAGTCCAACTGAAAAATTACATTTAAGAAATGGTACTCTTTTAATTGACTCTGATCCAGGAACTAGTCCTGGTATATGGATGCCTGATATTAATGGTAATCCAAGTTTAAGAATAGTTACAGACCAACAAGATGCAAGTTATACTAGTATTATTAATGGTTGGGGTTCAAGTGCAAATTCTGGTGTTACCGTAGGAACTACTAGAGGCGATGGTACAGCATTCCAAGTTAGATCAGAAGTAACTTTATCCTCTGGATTTGCAACAGATAGTGGAACAACCAGATTTATAGTTTTAGGTAACGGTAACGTAGGTATTGGTACTACTACCCCATCTACTAAATTAGTTGTTTCTGGTTCTCACGTATCAGGACAAGGTATGTCTACCTTTAAAGGTAGTGACTATGCTATTGTAAATTTAGTAGCCCCAGCTGCTGGAGACGGAAGCAACGGGTATTGGGGCTTTAGAGCACAGGATCCAAGCTTTAATGATTTAATGTGGTTTGGTCACGTTACATCATCTACACAATCCGGTTTTGTAGTTGCTCCTAACTTTGACACAGCTAATTCAGCTTCATTATATGTAGCTAGATCTAATGGTAACGTAGGTATTGGAACTACTAGTCCAACACAAAAACTTGAAGTTGCAGGCAAAATTCGTTTAACGGATGATATTCAATTATGGAGTGCTAATCCAACTATTTTATGGGAAAGCGGTGCTTTACGGTTTTACAATAATTCAACTGCTACCGAACGTATGCGCATTACCGATGTAGGTAACGTAGGTATTGGTACTACTAATCCTAGTGCTAAATTACAAGTCAATGGGGCTTCTATTTTAGGCGGCACATTAAATTCAGATTGGGCAGTTAGTGTAGATAATTTAGGTACTACCAATGCAAATGGTATGTATGTTAATATCGGAGCAAGTTCAACAGGTGTTCCCTTTGCAGTATATAAAAATTTTAGTAGTTTATTTTATGTTACTAACTCAGGAAACGTAGGTATTGGTACTACTAGTCCAGATGATAAATTAGAAGTAGAAGGTGGTGGAATTGCCATTAATAATCCTTCAGACCCATATCTTAGATTTAGACAAAGTGGAACAATTGTTTCTGATATATTTACAGACACTAGCGGTAATAATTTAATTGTTAGGGGATCTAGTGGTGTTGGAGTTGAAATTTTAGCAAACGGTGCTTCTGAAGGAGCAGCCCACTTAGTTGTTTCTGGATCAGGTAGAGTAGGTATTGGTATTGCTTCTCCTGTAACAAATCTTCATATTAATGGAGTTTGTGGTCCTGGAAGTAGTGGAGCTTTATCTTTAGCAGCACCAGCAGCTGGTGGTGGTTGTCCTTCATATATCATTATGGGAAATAATGATAGCGCAGGAATAGCGGGTCCTAACGTTATTACATCAGGTAACAGAACCTTAGCTTTTGGAGTTGGTGATAGTTTCTCATCTAATTCTGGAGGTAATTTTACCGGATCAATGTATATTATCAATGGAGGTAATGTAGGTATTGGTACTAATACTCCAGCTGCTAAACTACATTTAGATATACCATCAGCGGCTAGTAATATTGCTGAAATATTTAGAGCTACAGATGGTGCTTTAGCTGATTTCAAAATATTATTAAACAGAAATACAACGCTTGCTAATTCCATATCTGTAGTTAATACAGCTGCTGGAAATATGTCATTTGAAACTTCTAATACCGAAAGAATGCGTATTACTAGTGGTGGGTCATTATTAATAAATACAACATCTCAAGCAGGGTACGGAGGAGTAGTTCCAAAACTAGAAGTGGTGCAAACATCTGTATCTAATACTGATGGAGATGGTGGTACTTTGTCTTTATATGGAAATTCATCTTTTGCTCAAGATACAGGAGCAGCATTAGTTCTTGGTCAAGCATATAGTGGTACTACAACAGCTACAGGTGCAAGAGTTAGAAGCGGTAAAGAAAATAATACCTCAGGGAACTTTGCAAGTTATTTGGCCTTAGATACCAGACCTAATGGAGGAGCAATGACCGAAAGAATGCGTATTACCTCAGCAGGTAACATAGGTATTGGTACTACATCACCATCCTATAACCTTCAAGTTTCAGGATCAATTGCAATAGAGAACCAAGGTACAACAACCATTGAATCAACAACATTCTCAGGTTCACTTACTGGAAATACAAACATTGCTTTTGTACCTACAGGTTCATTTAAGGCAGCATTCTTTGATTACTATGTAGCCTCAGGGTCAATAAGTATGAGAGCGGGAACAATAATGGCGGTTCAAAATAATTCAACCTCACGATATACAGACACCAGCACAGCTGACATCGGTAATACAGCCCCCGTAGATTTTTCAACTTCTGTTGTAGGGGGTAATTTAGTATTAACAGCAAACATCGCAAGTGGAACTTGGGAAATTAAAACAGCATATAGAGCATTATAATAAAACACAGTTATGGCAACAGATTACGATTTTATAATCAGAAAAGGAAATTTAGGGGTTGGTACAGCAACTCCCGGAACTAAACTTCATGTATCCGGAGCAATTTCCGGTTCATCAATTAATTTTGGACAAACTACTTTAAATTTTTATGAAGAAGGTACATGGACTCCTACCCTTGATACTACTAACAATGATTTAGGCTCTGTAAACTACATCACTCAAACAGGAGTTTATACTCGAGTTGGTAATGTAATTCATGCTTGGTTTGATATTGAAATAACCGGCTACACTCCAGGAGCAAACACAGGTACAGGAACTGTTGATGATTTACCTTATACATCAAGTAACGGTATTGCTGTATTTTCTTCTTTAGTAATTACTGAAGGAAGTTTATTAGGTGTAGGTGCGGCAGGTACCCAAGTTAAAGGGTATGTAGCTAGTAGTGAAGATAGAATTACTTTAGATTACTATAATTCAGGTGCTAATGGTTTTGGGTTAAATGGTAGATCTTTATACAATAACACAACAGGTGGTATACTCTCAGGATATATAACATATCAAGTTTAATTATGATCTATAGAATATTTATGCAATTTATCCCTGGACTAGATGATATCTGGGTTGCCCAACTAGAATCAGACGATCCAATTTATGATTATGATAATCTAAAAGAAGCAGAATTAAAAGCCGCTGAATTACAATTAAACGACCCAACAGGAAGACAATACAAAGTAGAACAGATAGGATAGAATTATTGCTTTCTTTTTTAATATTTATAAATAAAAAATATGGCAAACGTTCCTATTTGGCCTGGTTCATCATCATTTTTCCCTGGAGATACACCTTTTGGCTTTTACGATAATCAATATGATTTCCAAGTTGATGCTGATAAAGTAGCTAAGTTTTGCGCTATTCGTTTAGGTTATCCTATCGAAAACGTAGAATTACAAGCTATAAACTTTTACACTGCTTTTGAAGAAGCAACTACAGTTTATGGTAACGAATTATATGCATACCAATTAAGAGATAACTATTTATCTTTAGAAGGTGTGACACAAGCTATTGATATTAACGATAGTATTATTACTCCTTCAATGGCTAATATTGTTAGATTGTCTCAACAATATGGTGAAGAAGCAGGAGCTGGCGGTAATGTAACTTGGTTTAAAGGCCGATTAGACTTAATTCCAGGAGTTCAATCTTATGATTTAGCAGATTGGGCTATATCTCAAAGTATCACAGGTGGTATTGAAATTAAAGAAGTATTTTATGAATCACCTCCAGCAATTAGTCAATTGTACTCTCCATACATGTCTGGACAGGGTGGAGCAGGTTTAGGTGGTGTACCAGCAGCTGGTGTTTATGGGTTTGGATATGGATATGCTAACTACTTAATGATGCCTACAAGTTACACTATACAGAACATTCAAGCAATTGAAATGCAAAACACTGTAACTTTATCTAACTATAGCTTTAATATTGTAAACAATATTATCTCGGTATTCCCAGTACCTGGTACTGGTTTTAGTGGAGAATTTAGTGGTGAAGATGATTTATACTATGGTCAATACTTAGTATTTAAGTTTATTAAGTTAAAAGATAGGCTAGATTCAGCGGTAACAAATGGTATTGGTAAAATTTCTAATTCCTCAAATGTACCATATACTAACCCTAACTATAATGATATTAACTCTGTAGGTAGAAGTTGGATATTTGAATATACTTTAGCATTATCTAAAGAAATGTTAGGCTATACTCGTAACAAATACTCACAAATCCCTATTCCAGGAGCTGAAGTAACATTAAATGGTGATACCTTAGTAGCAGCTGCTACTTCAGAAAAAGATAATTTAGTAACACGGTTAAGAGAATACTTTGATTCAACATCTCGTCAAGCATTGCTTGAAAGAAGGCAAGCAGAATCAGTAGCTCGAGTAGCTGAAATTAGTAATGTACCAATGACAATTTTTATAGGATAATGGCATTATTTGGACAGGCTAGAGATATTTCAATGTTTAGATACATCAACCGAGAGTTGATGCAGAACATTATTTCACAACAGTGTGTATTCTATAAATACAATAGTACTACTACTAAAGTAAACATGTATGGTGAAGCATCTACTGGAAGAAATTTCGCTGACCCTGTTTTATTATATGCTTTAATCGCTACAAGTCAGTTTGAATATCCTGTAAGTGATTTTGGAGCTGATTTTAAATGGAATGTTACTTATAAATTTTTACGAGATGATTTAGTTGACGCTAATGTTTATCCAGACATAGGAGATATTATTATGTTCCAAAATGGATATTGGGAAATAGATAATGTTAGTACAGCTCAATTCTTTGTAGGTAAAGACCCTGAATATCCTTATACAGATGGTAATGGAAATAATCCATATGAAACAGACTTAAACGAATTTGGTTATAGTGTTTCTGTTATATGTAACGCCCACTACACTCCGTCTGATAAAGTTAACATTGAATTATCAAGATTATAATGGCTCAAGTTAGAAAACCCATACCAAAAACTCAAAAGCAGCTTTCAAAAGAGCAGCATGTGCCTACCTATTCACAGTCAGGTAATCCTAATGATTTTAACCCAACCCCTACTAACAATAGAGCTTTAAATACAACTTTTAAAGGTGATACAACTAAACCATTTAGTGTTGGAATTCAAGATATTGATGAGGCTATATTCTATTACTTTGAAAATGTAATCCAACCATCAGTAACACAAAATGGTTCTCGTTTGCCTGTTCCTGTAATCTATGGTTCACCTGAAAAGTGGAAATCATATCAAAAAGATGGTTACTACAGGGATCAAAAAGGTAAAATTATGGCTCCTTTGATTATGTTTAAAAGAACAGACATAACTAAAAATAGAGCTATTGCTAATAAGTTAGATGCTAACAATCCAAATAACTTTGGTGTGTTTACTAAACGTTACAGTCAACAAAATGCTTATGATAATTTTAAGGTATTAAACAATCGTGTTCCTCAAAAAGAATATTATGCTGTTGTAATGCCTGATTATTTAACAGTAACATATGAATGTGCTGTATTTACTTATTATGTGGAACAACTAAATAAAATAGTTGAATCAATGGAATATGCCTCAGATGCTTACTGGGGTGATCCTCAACGTTATCAATTTAAAGCAATGATTGATTCGTTTGGCTTCCAAACCGAATTATCTCAAGATGATGAACGTATAGTAAGAAGTACATTTAGTATTAAAATTAATGGATATATAATCCCAGAACTATTACAAAAAGATATAACTGCATTACAGAAATTTTCAAATAAAACTCAAATATTTATCTCTACAGAAACTACTATTCCTCCTTCAAACCTACCAAGTACTAACTAAAGTTAAAAATTAACTCTAGAGTTTTAATATTTATACGTAAACACAGGAATGGCCGAAAACAGATACAGAGGTAATAATCGTTTAGACAACCCAAACCAAGGTAGAGGTTTTTTTGATAGGTCATTAGCTTTTAATAAATTTAATTTACCTATTGTAACTGAAGGTTGGGAAGGTTACGTTTTAACTATAAACGATGATGGTGTTGTATCTTTAGTTCAAGGAGGCGGAGGCGGAAGTGGAACAGCAGGCACATCAGGCACCTCAGGTACTTCAGGTACATCTGGATCAAATGGTTCTTCTGGATTAGCAGGTTCAAGTGGTTTATCAGGGTCAAATGGTACTTCTGGTGTAAGCGGAAGTTCAGGTACTTCAGGAGGTTCATCTGGTACCTCAGGAATATCTGGCTCTTCAGGTACAAGTGGAACAGCAGGCACAAGTGGATCATCAGGCTCAACAGGTTCATCAGGAACTAGTGGTGTAGAAGGTTCTTCAGGAACAAGTGGAGGAACTAGTGGTACATCCGGCTCAAGTGGTTCTTCAGGAAGTTCAGGTACTAGTGGAACTTCTGGTTCATCAGGATCAAATGGTTCTTCAGGAGCAGGAGGTAATAGTGGACAATCATCTACTTCAGGAACTTCAGGTTCAAGTGGATCAACTGGTACTTCTGGTCTATCACAATCTTCAGGAATCAGTGGTACAAGTGGATCTTCTGGATCTAGTGGTTCTGCTGGTTCAAGTGGTAATGATGGCAGTAGTGGTACAAGTGGATCATCAGGTAGTTCAGGATCTTCTGGCTCAAGTGGTTCATCTGGTTCTAGTGGACAAGATGGTTCTTCTGGAACGTCAGGTTCATCAGGTAGTTCAGGTTCAAGCGGTTCCTCAGGTTTAGCAGGTAACTCAGGTCAATCTTCTACTTCTGGTACTTCTGGATCAAGTGGATCAACAGGCACTTCAGGTTTATCTCAATCATCAGGCACTAGTGGAACTAGTGGTTCTTCAGGCTCAAATGGCTCATCTGGTTCAAGCGGAGTAGATGGATCATCAGGAATATCAGGTTCAAGTGGAACCAGTGGTTCATCTGGATCTTCAGGTTCAAGTGGATTAGATGGCTCATCAGGACAATCATCTACCTCTGGTACCTCAGGCAGTTCAGGTTCAAATGGATCTTCAGGTGTAGCTGGAAATAGCGGCCAATCAAGCACATCAGGTACTTCTGGATCAAGCGGTAGTACAGGTACTTCTGGTCTATCACAATCTTCTGGTACTAGTGGAACTAGTGGTTCTTCAGGTTCAAATGGTTCAGCCGGAACTGATGGTTTATCTCAAACAAGCGGTACATCAGGTACAAGCGGTAGTTCAGGCAGCTCAGGCAGCTCAGGTACTTCTGGTGTTGATGGAGGCTCAGGAATATCTTCAACAAGTGGAACATCAGGTTCAAGCGGCTCATCTGGATCTAGTGGATCAAATGGTTCTTCAGGTATTAATGGCTCATCAGGACAATCTTCAACTTCAGGAACCAGTGGCTCTTCTGGATCTTCAGGTTCAACAGGAGCAGATGGTTCATCAGGTCAATCCTCAACTTCAGGTACTTCAGGTAGTTCTGGATCAAATGGTTCATCTGGAGTAGCAGGCAATAGTGGTCAATCAAGTACTTCTGGTACTTCAGGTTCAAGTGGATCAACTGGTACTTCTGGTCTATCTCAATCATCAGGTACTAGTGGAACAAGCGGATCTTCTGGCTCAAGCGGTTCATCTGGTTCAAGCGGGTTAGATGGATCATCAGGTCAATCTTCAACTTCAGGCACTAGTGGTTCCTCTGGATCAAACGGTTCTTCTGGATTAGCAGGTAGTAGTGGACAATCTAATTCTTCTGGTACAAGCGGTACTTCAGGTACATCTGGATCTAGTGGATCAAATGGTTCTTCTGGAGCAGCGGGTAATAGTGGACAATCTTCAACTTCTGGAACTTCAGGTAGTTCTGGATCAACAGGTACCTCAGGTCTTTCTCAGGCAAGTGGAAGTGCTGGAACTTCTGGTACTAGTGGTACTTCTGGTTCATCAGGGTCAAATGGTTCTTCAGGAGAAAGTAGTTCTAGTGGTACATCAGGAACAAGTGGTTCATCAGGGTCAAATGGTTCTTCAGGACAAAGTAACACATCTGGGACATCTGGTTCAAGCGGATCTTCTGGATCGTCAGGTAGCTCTGGCTCTTCTGGTACATCAGGATTAGCAGGAGCTAGTGGTATATCAAATACATCAGGTACTAGTGGTTCAGCTGGATCAAATGGTTCAGCCGGTGCCTCAGGAAGTTCTTCTACTTCTGGTACAAGTGGATCTAGTGGTTCATCTGGATCATCAGGATCAAATGGTTCTTCAGGAGTGTCTAGTACTTCTGGATCAAGTGGTTCATCAGGTTCAAGTGGTTCATCAGGTGTTGATGGATCATCAGGACAATCAGCTAGTTCTGGAACATCAGGTTCAAGTGGATCAAATGGTTCTTCTGGAGTGGCAGGTAATTCAGGACAAAGTTCAACCTCAGGTACTTCTGGTTCTTCTGGATCAACAGGTACTTCAGGTTTATCACAAAATAGTGGTTCTTCAGGTACTAGTGGAACTTCAGGTACATCTGGTTCAGCTGGATCAAATGGTTCAGCAGGTGCTTCAGGCACAGGCAACACTTCAGGTACCTCAGGAACTTCAGGATCAACAGGATCAAATGGTAGTGCAGGAGTATCAGGTAGTAGCAATACTTCAGGTACTTCAGGAACAAGCGGTTCATCTGGTACTTCAGGTATAGCAGGCGCTGCTGGTCTTTCAGCAGTAAGTGCTACTTCTGGTACCTCAGGAAGTTCAGGTTCTAATGGTACTGCTGGTGCTTCTGGATCATCTTCTTCTTCAGGCACTTCTGGTACTTCAGGATCAAGCGGTTCTTCAGGATCAAATGGTACTTCAGGAAACGCAGGAGCATCTGGAGAATCTTTTACTTCAGGTTCAAGCGGATCATCTGGTTCAACAGGGAGTTCAGGTACAGCAGGTAATTCAGGGCAATCAAATTCTTCAGGCACTTCTGGTACTTCTGGTTCTACAGGATCAAATGGTAGTGCAGGAGCTAGTGGAGCATCACAAACAAGCGGCTCATCTGGTTCTTCTGGATCTTCTGGTTCAACAGGTACTTCTGGTGTTGATGGAGGTTCAGGCGTTTCAAGTACTTCTGGTACTAGTGGATCATCAGGGTCAACAGGTTCAAATGGAACAGCAGGCCCTTCAGGTACATCCTTTACTTCCGGTACTTCAGGTTCAAGTGGATCAACAGGTTCTAATGGAACTGCAGGTCCTTCTGGATCTTCTAATACATCAGGAACATCTGGTTCTTCTGGATCAACAGGATCAAATGGTACAGCAGGTCCATCAGGTTCATCTAACACTTCTGGCACTTCAGGTTCTA